GACCCCCGGGACTGAGGATCAAGGACCCTGTGACGGGCGAGGTAGTTTGGGCTTCCGACGAGAAGTACATCGCCCTTAACGAGGGCGAGTCCCCGCCCTCAATCCTCACGTGGGATGCTCAGATGGGGGCGACATTCTCCCACATCGAGGAGGTACTCGGCCAACTATACGTGATGGCCGAGCTGTCGCCGGCGGCCTTCGGCGAGACGAAGTCCGGGCTCGCCGAGTCGGGATCCGCCCTCAAGAGGCTGATGCTCCCCACCCTGGCGAAGGTCAACCGGCTCCGGCTCCGGGTCAAGCCTGGCCTTCTGGAGGTCCTGAGGACTACGGCCGAGCTGGAGGTCGCCTCCAGGATGAGCGGCGCCGGATCTCTCACAAACCTGACTGTGGAGTGGAGAGAGAACCTCCCCCGGGACCCCTTGGAGGCGGCGAAGGTGGAGGCGACTCGCAGGGGAGCGATGGCTACCTCGATATGGGGGTCCCTCTCCAGGCTGGACCCCGACGCCACCGAGGAGGACTTGGACGCCGAGGAGGCGAGGATCAAGGAGGAGGAGGCCGTCCTCCCTCCCTAATTTATCACAAAAAGGACAAACCTTTAAATACTATACCAGTGAATATAGACAATAAGGCAAACGAAGGCCGTAAACTTCGGAGATTCGAAAATGTCCAGTGATGATGAAAAGAAGTTCACTCAGGCAGACGTGGACCGGATAGTCCAGGAGAGGCTCAACCGTGAGAAGGCGAAGTACGCCGACTATGAGGACCTCAAGGCCGAGAACGCGGCCCTGAAGGCGAAGATCGCCGAGGCCGAAACCGCCGGGAAAGCCGCCACCCTGGACACTCTGAAGCGGAAGGTCGTCACCGACCTCAAGCTCCCCCCCTCCCTGGCGGGACGACTCCAGGGCGCGACGGAGGAGGAGCTGAAGGCAGACGGCGCCAAGCTGCTGAAAGAACTAGGTCCCCGCGAACCTGTGGGTGGTGGGGGGCAACCTCCGGGCGACGTGAAGAAACCGTTAACCCGTGAGGCTGTCAAGAAGATGACCCCCGACCAAATCATCGCCAATATGGACCAGATCAAGGCCCAAATGAAAGAGGGCTCACTGAGGTAAAATCACATGACAATAAGCAATTTCATAGGCGAAGTTTGGGCGGCCCAAATCCTCCAGAGTCTCCAGAAGGCCCTGGTTTACGGCCAGGCCCCGGTGATCAACCGGGACTATGAGGGCGACGTGAAGGGTAAGGGCGACACGGTGAGGATCACCGCCCATGGGCCGATCACCATCGGCAACTACGACAAGACGTCCGGACTCGGCGACCCCGAGGAGCTGGACGACGCCTCCACCACGCTGGAGATCACTCAGGCGAAGTACTTCAACTTCAGAATCGAGGACATCGACAAGGCTCAGATGAACGTCCGGCTGATGGAATCCGCCACCAGAGACGCGGCCTATCGGCTCGCCGAGGTCGCCGACGAGTACATCGCCGGGATCATGGCCGCTCAGGCTGGCTCTGCTGTGGGGGCGGACGGGTCCGATAAGATCTTCGACGGGACGACCAACATCGTAACCGAGGAGCTGCTTGAGGTCAAGCAGAAGCTCGACGAGGCCAACGTGCCCACCCAGGGGCGCTGGGTTATTCTGCCTCCGTGGGTGTCCAAGGTCATGTTCCAGGAGGACACGATCACCACACCGGCTTGGTCCGGGGTGGAGAAGGTCATGCTCAACGGCCAGATAGGCCGGATCTATGGCTTCGACGTGCTCCAGTCCAACAACGTACCCAACACCGCCGGAGACCATTACAAGGTCCTGGCCGGTGTCAGCAGGGCGACGACCTTTGCCGACTCTGTGAACGAGACCGAGGCTTACAGGCCGGACAAGTTCTTCGCCGACGCCCTCCGGGGCCTCCACTGCTACGGCGCGAAGGTCATCGATCCTGAATGCCTGTGCGTTCTGACCTGTGCTTCGAGCTGAGGTGGTGAATCATGGTAAGATCTGAAATAACCGTAAACGAACTGGCCGGGGCGTGGGCTGACAGGGAAACCCCGGACGCGATCGATAAGGGAAACCATCACGTCATCGCCGAGGGTGCGAATTTCAAGAGGCTGCTGATCCTCGTCCACATCTCGGCGGGGACGGGAACCGGCGGCGCTGTGACTCTGAAGGCCGGAACCGCTCACCCTGCCTTTAGGCGGGGACTCGGAGACCTTGTGAGAGGCGACGACGTAGTCGCCGACGATGAGTTCTGCATAGGACCCATCGAGACGGCTCGATACCTCCAGGCAGACGGGACGATCCACATCGACATAACCGACACGACCGGGACCAACATCGCCGGGACGATCGAGGCCTACGCTCTGCCTTGAAACATCACGCTGGTATACCCTCTAAGCGGGGGAGGAAGCCCGGCTAAGTCACCGGCCGATGGATTCCCCTTCCCTTCCTCCCCCGCTAAATCCCCATTCACACGATCATGACAGAAACGGAATACGTCGACATTGACGGGATGGACGACTACGTCCTCGACCTTCCCACAGCAGCCCTGTGGGATGCTCTCGACGATGGCGAGCAAGAGGCCATTTTGATCTACGTCTCGAAGCTCGTCGACTCCCTCCCCTTCACCGGCCGGAAGTACGACTCCTCCCAGGCTCTCCAATGGCCGAGGCTGATCAAGGCCCGGGGAGGCTGGAAGGTGGAGAGGGACGACGACGGTGAGGTAGCGATCCCACAGCCCATCAAAGATGCAGTCTGCGAGGAGGTCCTGGCGAGGCTCGACACGTCCAACGATGCGAGACGAGCCCTCCAGGAGGGAGGAGTCAAGAGCTTCAGGCTCTCCGACATATCCGAGACGTTCGGCGACGACCACCAGGGAGGCGGGATCAAGGGTACGCCCCTGAGGTCCTGGACAGCTTACAGATACCTGGAGCCCTACCTGGCGAAGGGGGCAAAGGCGATATGAGCCTCGTTTGGGGCTACCTCAACCAGACCGCCAAATATTACGTTACAGGCGAATTTTATAACGGGCCGGCAAAGGATGACGTCCCGCTCGGCTCCCTTCCCCTCGACGACCCGTTTAAGGTTAAGGTCGTCCGATCCTATTCGGCCGGGAACAGGCAGGCCATAGTAGCGGGGACATACAACGAAAACCCCGTATCCCAGACCCTGACCTTCAGCGGGCTGTACGGCGAGCTTGAGAAGACGACCACCCAGCTCTACGACGAGCTGACCTCCGTCACCACGAACATGGGAAGCGATCCGGAGCTCTCCCTCCGGGTGGTGGCGTGCAACGCTGGAGGGGACGAGATCGGAGCGTGGGTCGAGTTCCCATGCCGATGGGAGGATAAGACCTCCAACTACCTCAAGATCAAGGAGGGCGAGGCGGCCCGGGAGATCGCTCTATCCGACGCTAAAGTGATCTGTGAGGCCCCCCTCAAAGACGGCGACCTGATCCGGCTGGTGAAGGACGGGGTCGACTGGCCGACCTACGAAGTGGTGAAGGTCAAGCCTGTGGTCGATCTTGGAGGCCAGGAAAGCCACAGAGAGCTCCTTCTCGGCGGGGTCGAGTGATGGCCCGGAAGGCCCGGCGACCCCTCCCCACAACTGTGGAGATAGGCGACCGATGGGCGAGGACGATCTCCGAGGCCTTCCTCCAGTGGGCTGAAGACGTCCGGCTAGACGGTCGAAATATGCCCGTAACCATATTCGACCCCTCCCCACAGATTGAAGCTTGTTTTATGGAGTCGATCGAGTCGCAGCTCGAATACATCGGCCGGACCACAGGGATGGGAGTATCTCTCGATCTCGTCCGGCCGGAGTCGGTCGCATGGATCAAAAAGTATGCCGGAGATCAAGTCCAGTACATCGACCGGACCACGAAAGAGGGGATCCGAAAGATCATCCTGGCGGGCCATGAGGAGGGGCTCGCGATCCCGGAGCAGACGAAGCGGATCAAGGAGCTTATCGGCCTTCATCCCAAACAGGTGGACGCCCTCCGAGCCTTTGAGGAGAGCATGGGTCCCGGAGCAGACAGGGCGGTCGAGAGGTACGCGAACCGGCTTCTCCGGACGAGGGCGGAGACTATCGCCCTCACAGAGACCCACACGGCGGCCAATGAAGGGCAACGGGCTGCTAACGCCGGAGCTGTGGAGCGGGGCATCCTGGACCCCGCGAAATACGAAAGGAGCTGGCTCGTAACCCCAGACGATCGGCTATGCCCTGTCTGCGAGGGGCTCGACGGGGCGAGGGCGGAGCTCCCCTCCGGCGACTTCGATCGAGGCGGAGGGCGGGGACCCCCCAAACATCCCCGGTGCCGTTGTTGCGAGATCATCGTCCCGCGACGGTACGGCATATTTTTATTCGACCTCGATTTACAAAGCGGTACGTGGCTTCTAGGACCATATCTCTGTGGGGGTCCTGGACTATCTCCGGGCCGGCGATCCGCCACCCATCACAGCGGGAAGGGGGGGTTTATGCTCTTGCCCGTTATCGGCTTCGAAGGGACGGTGAGCGTGAGCTCGGGAACGTTTACTTCTTCTTCTCCGGCCCTCCTAATAGTGATCTCCAGAAGGTCCCCATCTTTCAGCTCCATAGCACTGCGTATCCCCTCTGGAATCGTTATATTCCCGCCAGCCGACAGCTTGACGAAGGTCGTATGTTCTTTCATATACATCCTTTTATTTCATTCGTTTATATATGCTTCTCTTCCGGATGTGAATAGATATCCCGCGACCGTATTATGTAAGGTCTCGACTGTCTTAGGTAAGCCCCGTCTTATGTAAGGAATCTATATATACCATCCCTTACATAAGACAAACCATGGACGCGGTCAAGGACCCCACAACGGGGAGGTTGTACAAACAAGAGGTTTCCCTCTGTGGGAAGGAGCGGTGCAAGAAATGCGAGCGGGGAGATGGACACGGCCCCTATTGGTATGCCTACTGGTGGGAGGGGGGGAAGACCCGGAAAAAGTACATCGGGAAGACCCTTCCGGCGAGCCTTACACAAGACAACTTACATAAGACAAAAGTCCTTACACAAGACACCAAGGAGTCTTATGTAAGACCCTTACCTAAGACAGATACCTTACACAAGACAACCAGCCTTACAGAAGACAAGACCTTACATAAGACAGCAGGGGACGAGGCCTTACATAAGACAGACGAGGGGATCGTCGCGCGAGCCCTTGAGGTGATCCGGGACTTTCACTCCCGGGGGATCGAGCCGAGCGTCTCCCAGGTCGCCGAGGTTGTGGGGGGCCATCCTAAGCATTTGGGCCGGTGGCTGAAGGCCGAGGGGCTGGAGGCTCAGAACGTCCGGCGGGGCGGGACGAGGGCGAGGAGGTACACCTTCGAGCTGAAGGAGAAGATAGAGGATATGCTAAGGGGCGTAGCCGATGGGTGACACCACTACATGGACGGTGATCACTTAACTCCACCAGAAAACACCAAACGGCCCGATTTATCTTCACGCAACGACTTATCTATTAAGCCTTGATCGATTTCATAGCGTTCATCAACAGCAGAAAGAAGTTCATCATGTGTATTGGGCTCGTGTAGACGTCTTGCCCTATAATAGTATAACTGAACTACTACCCCCGCCTCCTTAGCCGCCTGAACTGCAGGTACAAAATCACTATCTCCCGTGATTATTACAGCCTTTTCAATCATCCCCCGCCAGCTCATCCGAACAAGGTCCACCGCAAACAAAACATCGACTCGTTTTTGAACAAGCTCTCCGCCGACCCACCCCAATTTTCCGAGTCTCGACTCAAATCTAGGGAGGCGCTCCACAACATTCATAAATCTTTGTTTGTTCGCGTATCTCCGTTTTTCGTCTTCAGTGGGCGGATCGCTCTGAAAAGGCATACAATCATAATAATAGGTTCTTAATCTATAGTCCGATCCATCACACAAATTATCACAAAATTTCTCAAAGTCGATTTTTGGGCGCCCGAACGGGCCATCCAAAACCTTTTCGAAAAAACCGCCGTCGATAAAAACCGCGACCTTCCCCAAAAAAATCCCATTCCATATCTGTGGATATTTCACTACCGTCCCCGAAGGGACGGTAGGGACTATAGTGTAGTTACTTACTACTATAGGCAGTGCTATAATAATCTGGCGGATGGGGCAGGATTTTTGGAGCATCGAAACACTTTTCGCCTATTGGGGCAGTCTCTTCCCCAGGAGATCAGGATATGGGAATTAAGGAAAAGTTACCGTTGCTTAATAGCGAAAAGAAAGCGACAAGAATCGCGGGCTATGTGGTGTACGCCTTTGTTGGGCTGATAGTCCTGGGGGCCATCATTCCTAGCCCAGACGGGGAGACGGGGGCGGGGAACCCCTCTACCGCAACGACCACCGAGACCACGACGACGGCG